GAAATAGAGTGGAATATTGTAACCTACGTGGACAAGTGCCTAACCAGCTACAAAGAAAACATGGAGTTGTTCGACTTCACCGATATGCTGGAAAGTTTTCCTAAAGAGGGTCAGTATAACTGTCCTAACTTTGACCTATGCTTTGTAGATGAAGCGCAAGACCTTTCTCCTTTACAATGGGACATAGCGCACATCCTAGACGAACGATCAAAAAGAATGTACTGCGCGGGCGATGATGACCAAGCCATCTACCGCTGGGCAGGCGCAGATGTAGACCACTTTATCGGGCTGGACGGCGGATCAGAAACCCTGTCACAGTCTTACCGCGTTCCCTTCCTAATCCACGAACTGGCAGAACGGGTCGTGTCCCGTATCGGTAAGCGCTTCCTTAAAGAATACAAACCAAAGGTCGATGAATACGGCTCAATACGCCGAATATTTAGCGTCGAAGAGATCGACATGTCAGAAGGATCGTGGCTCATCCTCGCCCAAGCCGGATACCAACTACAGCCCGTAGCCACAGAACTCCGGTCCTCCGGATACCTGTTCATAAATCGCGGCCATCGCTCCATCTCCGAAAAGATATCCGACGCCGTTAACGGTTGGGAGCAACTGCGCAAAGGCAAAGAAATCACAGGAGCCGTAGCGCGTAAAATATACAGCTACATGTCAACTAAAGACCGCGTGAAAAGAGGCTTTAAAACCCTGACCGCCGTCGAAGATACAGACTTCGTAACCCTCGAAACACTGACCGCGGCCCACGGGCTTCTGGCTACAGAAGATATGGTTTGGCACGTTGCTATGGACAGACTTCCAGAGAACGACAGAGCCTACATCATTGCAATGCTTCGACGCGGCGAACGCTTTAACGGCGAGCCACGCATAACCGTGTCAACAATTCACGGGGCAAAGGGCGGAGAGGCGGACAACGTTGTGTTGTTCACGGACCTTTCGCCCGCCGCCGAAGAACAAATGAATGTTAACCCAGACGACACGCACCGCGTATTCTATGTGGGCGTAACCCGCGCTAAACAAAGCCTGTTTATCGTAGAACCTCAAGATTTTACAAGGAGTTATGATTTATGAATTGTTGGAATTACCTATGCAAATGCGGACATAGATGGACCTGTTGGTGGGACAAATATTCTGAGGACGAATGTTCTGAGTGTAGGAAACACGTTTTACCAGAGGAGAAATTACAATGAACTGTTGGCATTGCAAGACAGAGCTTATTTGGGGCGGCGATCACGAATGTGATGTCGATATAATGGCCACAGGAATAGCCGCAAACGAGGGTGAAGACGTTGAATATATGTACGAGGCTTACAGCATGGTCACAAACCTCTCATGCCCTAAATGCGAGAGCTTTGTATTAGTTTATTATCCAAGGGAGAAAGAAGATGAAACGTGATGAAATTTTAGATAAGGCAAACGAACTTATCAACGGACAACGCGCCAAGGACTACGGCGATGCGTTTGAAAACCACAGTCGTATAGCAAATGGCTGGAATGTCATAATGAACGGCGCTTTGATAAGCCACGGCTACCTGACAGAACAGCACGTTGTTTTGATGATGGATTGGGTAAAGACGGCCCGCCTTCTGCAAACCATAAACCATGAGGACTCTTGGTTGGATAAAGTTGGGTATAGCGCTCTTGGGGGAGAGTTTTCTGGAAAAAGCGAAGAACTTGATAATCTCGGCATAGACGTTGGAATGCTGAGAGAAGTTGAAGCAACAAAAAGAAAGATGAATAAATGAAGCTGAAAATAGCCAGCCCCTCCTTGAACTCAGAATGGGTTCCCCCAGCCGAGTTACCTGATCTTACCGGGGCAACTACTATTGCCATCGACGTAGAGACAAGAGACCCCAACATAAAAAAGAACGGCCCCGGTTGGGCTGTTGGAGATGGCGAAGTGGTCGGCTATGCCGTCGCTACCGCCGATTGGGCTGGCTACATTCCCACAAGACACCGTGGGGGTGGAAACTTAGACGAAAAGATAGTCAATCGCTGGCTCAAGAAAGTCTTCGACTGCCCTGCCGACAAGATCATGCACAACGCACAGTACGACGTGGGCTGGATCAAACGCATGGGCTTTGAGATAAACGGACGGATCATCGACACGATGGTAGTCGCGTCCCTGTTAGATGAGAACAAATTCTCCTACGCACTAAACTCTCTTGCCTTTGAGTATCTGGGGCTCGCAAAGAACGAAAGCTTACTCCGGCAAGCCGCCAGCGAGTTCGGCTTTGACCCCAAGGCCGACATGTGGAAAATGCCCGCAATGTATGTTGGGCCCTACGCCCAGACAGACGCCGAAGTTACCCTGCAACTCTGGAACTATCTAAAAGTAGAGATCGGCAAGCAGAACCTTTGGAATATTGTCAACCTAGAGCTAGACCTACTGCCATGCTTGGTTAACATGACATGGCGCGGTGTTCGCGTGGATATGGACAAAACCGAGAGAACGCGCGACGCGATCCTAAAACGAGAGAAATTAGTCCTCAAAGACATAAAAACTCTAGTTGGCAGAGATGTAGAGATATGGGCGGCAAATTCTATAGCAAAAGCCTTCGATGACCTCTCCATACCGTACCCAAAGACAGAAAAGGGTGCGCCGTCGTTTAAAAAGCAGTTTTTGGCAGACCATACCGAGAAATTACCGCAATTAATCGTCCAAGCGCGTAGCTTAAACAAAACCAGCGGAACTTTTATCAATAACATCCAAAAATTCTGCCACGGAGACGGTCGAGTGCATTCGCACATCAATCAGATCAGAGGCGACGATGGCGGCACGGTTTCTGGGCGCTTTTCTATGAATAATCCCAACCTACAGCAAATCCCGGCCCGCGATCCCGAAATTGGTCCACTGATCCGGTCTTTGTTCCTTCCAGAAGAAGGAGAACAGTGGGCGTCAATAGATTACTCGCAACAGGAACCGCGGATCTTGGTCCACTACGCTCATGTCTACGGAAAAAGCAGGGACGTGCCTTTAAGGGGTGTGGATGAGTTTGTAACCAGCTACCGAGAAGATCCGAACATGGATTTTCACACGATGGTGGCAGAAATGGCGGACATTCCTAGAAAGCAAGCAAAAACCATCAATCTGGGCATGATGTACGGCATGGGCGTCGCAAAACTGGCAGACCAGCTAGATATTGAGACAGCAGAGGCCAAAAATCTCGTTAAGCAGTACCATGACCGCGTACCTTTCGTAAAAGGACTGATGACAGGCGTCACAAACCGTTTGAACAGCAAAGCAAGCGGTGGAGCGATAAGCTCAATCTTAGGTCGTAAGTGTCGGTTCAATCTTTGGGAGCCCGACTCCTTTGAAATGACAAAAGCTATGCCTTATCAAGAAGCAATTTTAGAATATGGTGAAACATGCCGTTTAAAGCGGGCTTTTACATACAAAGCGCTAAACAGACTGATCCAAGCGTCCGCCGCGGATATGACAAAGAAAGCTATGGTCGATTTGTACAAAGAAGGGTATCTTCCGATGCTTCAAGTCCATGATGAGCTTTGTATGTCCGTAAAGAGCAAAGAAGAGGCCGAAGCTATTGCCAAGATAATGGTAAATGCGGTAGTCTTAGAAATCCCTAGCAAATGCGACATTGAAGTAGGTCCAAGCTGGGGGGAAGCTGTATAGCTTTAAGCGCACTGCTCGTCCGCGCACTACTTCTAACTGCCCTTTTGTCTGGTCAGGTTTCGCACTGCAACGACAAAAGGGTTTTTTCTTGCGAGTTCCCATAAACTCCTATATACTCTTACTGATAAAGAAAAAAGGTAAACCCAATGGATACTACAAAATGGAAAAGCGTTCTTGTGCCCATTGAGGTGTATAAGGAAATTAAAGAACACTCTGTTGTTAACGGCAGAACGATAAGTGGACAGCTTAGGGTTATGTTTGAAGTTTATTCAAAAAGTAAGGATAAAGCTATTGACGCATCCCATAAAATCGCGTACAAATAGCGCAGACATTCTCCAAATGTTTGATAGCACAATCGTTAAAGCCCTTAGTCACATGTCCTGACTAAGGGCTTTTTCGTGTGTAAACTATTTACTTGACATTATCCCATACCATGTTTATTCTGTATTCATTGGAACAGGAGAAAGTCTAATGTCTATGACAGCAAAAATCAAACTACGGGACGTTGACAACTTAGTTATATCGTCCACGTCTATAACAGCGGACCATTACGAAGACGGCCCCGATCCCGACGAATTTCTTAAAAACGCTTGGAAGATGGCCGATCAAATGGCAAACCACCTATCGTGTGCAGATGAATGGCGCTTAACCTTAACATTCGATTTAGATCTGCGGGAAACTTTTGAAGAGATTATGGCAAAGAAGGGGAGATCATACTGGGACTAGATATGTATTTAACTGGGGACAAGTTTGTTCCAGAAATTGGGTGTCAGGACAAATTACCGAGGGCCAAGGTCGATAGTTATCCTGTCGAGAGCCAGCGGTTAAAGATGGGATACTGGCGCAAGCACTGGGCTCTGCACAATTACATCATGGATAACTATAGTGAGGAAGAAGGTCCTAGCAAAATC